CAACCTGGAACCGAGTATCTAGGTCATACCGTAGAACGGATCCATACGGATCACTATGCTCCTGTGCTGGAAGGGAGATCCTCGGTAGGGCGTTTAGGATTGGAGATCCATATTTCAGCAGGCTGGGGAGACCCAGGGTTTGATGGAACATGGACATTGGAACTATCAGTGGTGCAACCACTGTGGATTTACGCAGGAATGGAAATCGGTCAGATTGTGTTTCATACTTTGACTGGAGAACCAAAACTGTACATTGGAAAGTACCAGGATCAGGCATTGCCAATGCCGTCTGGGTTGTGGAAGGAATCCCACAAATGGGCATAGAAGATGCCGTCAAGCAAGTTTGGGAAAAGACTGGAGGGACTTATCTAAGCATCGATGATGAGTATGCCGATTTCTCCCTGTACCGGGATGGAACCAAAGTGGCTATGGGGATTTACTCGATTGATGATCGCCTGTGGCCAGAATATCGGGTAATTGAACTGTGGCGATTATGTGATTATGATGCTAAAATCACTCCACTATTGGTTACCCGGATTCCTTATGGGGACAAATGGGTCAACTTGAACTTTTGTGACATTTCCAGGATTTTTATTGAGAACGGTAATGTTAATATAGATGCAGTGGCAATGAAATTCCTGGAAGATTTGAACGGAGAATTGCGATGAGTGACCCGGTAAAGCCTAAGCATTATTACCCAAAAGATGACAGTAGCATTTACTGTCACACAGCACAGAAAGCAGCTTTGGGATTAGAAGGTTTTTGTGATTACATGATTGGATGTGCAATAAAATATGAATGGAGGTGGAAAAGCAAAAATGGAGTAGAAGATCTGAAAAAAGCAAGGGAATGTCTAAGTATTGTTATATCAGAACTTGAATCTGAAATTCCAATAGGAACCCTTTAGTGTACAATGTCACATCCCAAAAAGGAGATGTGATGAAAACACATAAATTCCGTATGACAATTCCTCCTAGTGTCAATTCTATTTGGCATCGAGGAAAAAATGGAAACTTCCTTAACCCAAAATACCGGACATGGATTGATTTGAACCAGGCAATTGTGGAAGAACAAATGGGAAAATATCCTCCCATTTCCCTATGCCATATTCATATCCAAGTGTATGGAGGTAAAGGACTTAGAAAAGGCCGGGACATTTCCAATATGGAAAAAGCCATTGGAGATCTACTGGTCAGGGCATGCGTTATTGTGGATGATCACTATGATGTATTGCAGAAGAATATTCAGGAGTACATGGGTAAAGCCGAAGAATCTGGACCAGCATACTGTGATGTGTTGGTGCATGAACTGAGTGAAGACCAAAGAAAGGTGTGATGATGTCTAGAAAATTTGATTTTGTTCCTCCGGTGTCTCATCCGCATACTTACGGATCCTTACAACTAGTCCGTAAGATTGGGGATAAGCTCTGGCTTCCTCTTGCCAATAACCATTACATTTGTGTTGAGCTGCTCGACACAGGCCGAACCAATGGCCTGATCCGTGTGACAGCACCAAAAGATCTGCCGATTATTCGAGGCGAAAGTCTTGGGTTTCCGGGACTGGCTGTGAATGATTGGGATCAATATGACAACGATGAAAATGCGCAGGATATGATTGACGAAAGGCATTCTGATTTTACGGAAAATGCCTAAGCCAAAGCCTGTGTCTGAATTTCTTGTCCCATGTTCTGCTGTTAACCGCACAATCTATATCACATCCAGTGGTGCCTTGCATGGTATCATTGGGTTGTGGTGTAGTTTGCGAAGGATGACAGAGGAAGAAAGGCAAGACATTTGTGAGGAAATCCTGGAAGAAGGATTTTTTTGCGGATACGATTTTTACGATGACTGGTATCCATTGTTGGCCAGGATATCCATTCAGGATCTTAATGCATGGATGGATGGCAACCGAGGGGGTATCCTCTTTGATACCTATGAACCTTCCGAATATTTTGGGTTCATTTCATCAGGATATAATTACAGAAGGATGTGGTCCTATGACGCATCTATTCCTATGCACACAAAGCAAATATCTGAAAAGATTATTGCTATGTGGGGCCAAGAATCGCTTGTCCCTTATCACGCTATTGGTGGATGGGATGCGATACTTGGTCAAAAGGGCAAGCCAGAAATCCTGGTTGATGCTTATTCATTCCCTTGGATTAATACTCCAAATGTTTCGTTTTTGTTTACAGAACGAAAACTAAAGGCAATACAATCAGTGGCGCAGGCCTATTCCTTGTGTCCTGTGATTGTGGTCTATGCCTCTGAAACAATTCTTTGGGCAGACGCAATGAAGTTTGCTACAATGGGTTGTAGCATAACGCCGGGAAAGTTTCCCAGCGGGATGCCTAGTGACGATGAGACAATGGTAAGGATGGAATTATCGAAATTCCGACCATTGAGTGAATTGACAGATTTTTTCCAGGAGATTCGAAATGTCGATGTTTAAAGCAGCAAAAACTACATCCGTCAAGCTGACCATGGCAATTGTAGGAGTAGCTGGCGCAGGGAAAACCATGTCCAGTCTTCTAATCAGTCGGGGACTGGTTGGGCCAGAAGGACGGATTGCGATGATTTCCACCGAAGGTGGGAAGGAGAATCTATACGCCAGACACATACCTGGAGGGTTTGACACTTGTGTGATTCGAGCTCCGTATACGCTGGAAAAGCTTCACGAAGCCCTGACAGGTGCCGTTGCTGCCAAATATGATGCGGTCATCATTGACAGCCTTAGTTCCTTCTGGAATGGTCAAGGAGGAATCATGGAGCAGGTCGATGAGATCGGAGCCATGTCTAGCGGAAACGGATTTGCCGGGTGGAAGGTTATCACGCCAAAGATTGACAAGTTACTGGAAAGGTTGAAAGATTTTCCTTGTCATTTGATGGTGTGCGTCCGGGCAAAGATGGCATACGAAATTGAAAAAGAACCTGGCCAGAAAGCCAAAATCAAAAAGTTGGGTCTTGAGCCTGTTTGGCGACAAACCGCTGGAAACGGAATTGAGTATGACATGGACAATGTCCTCACAATCAATGAGGATCATCGTGGATTTATTGGCAAGACTCGACTGTTTGGAATTGCTAACAAACTGTTTGACAAGCCTGGAATCGAAGTCGGGCAATTGTTACTAAATATTTTGGACAATGGTAACATCGACCAAAATGTTCCAGATGAGGTCGTAGTTAATGCTGTTCCTGAAATCATTCCACAAGATGAAGTCGAGCCAGATGTAACCGAAAAGCAGAAGCTTCTGACCAAGCTGGAAGATCTTGCTATCAAAACAAAAAGGGATACCAACATTTGGTTTCCACAGTTGGCGAAACATTTTGGAAAGGAGGATATTACAGCCGTTGCCAATACCAAGTTGAAAGAAGTAATTTTGAAAGTGACTAAGGACTCGGAAGCAAAGGGTTAATTTCATAGGCTCCCCGGTAGGAAACTACCGGGGTCTTTTTTGTGAGGTGATTATGATTCCTGTCGAATCCCAACTTGATTTATTGAAAGTGCGGTTGAAGCATTTCACTCCTATTCGGCAAGGTGAATATGTTGCGTGTTGTGCATCACACAAAGATAATAATCCATCATTGTCCATTTCTGTGTCTGATACACAGAAAGTCTTGCTGCATTGCTTTTCACATGGTTGTAGTGCTAAGAACATTCTTCGTGCCGTTGGCTTAGGGTTTTCTCCTAATGGAGAAATCATTGAGAAGCACAACGGGCCTGATTTGACCGCAGAAGATTTAGCTCCTGTCAAAACAGATCAATGGGACATATTTTCATGGCCTATTACGAAGACTTATGTTTATAGCGACGACAATGGAATGGACACACTGCGTGTTATACGCAGGGATAGTGATCCTGTTGTTCATGGTGTAACCAAAAAGGCTTTTTTCCAACAGTCACGCAATGAACAAGGTCGCTGGGTATTCAAAGTAGTATCGGGTACGGAAATACCTCCGTACAATTTGCACAAGATTATGAACTCATCCGGTACAATTTACATTGTTGAAGGAGAAAAGGCAGCAGACTACCTTGGCTCATATGACAATATGGTTGTTACGACAAACCCAGGTGGCGCAGGGAAATGGAATAAGATTGCGCATCGACTTAAACACTATTTCACAGGAAGGAACATTGTTGTTTTGGTGGACTCTGATGAAGTAGGACGAGCCCATGGAATTGACATTGCCTTGGACATGGAATCACTAGGTGCAGCATCTATCAAGGTTGTTGACCTATGGCCACATGACACAGATGGAAAGGATATTGTGGACTGGCTGGAGGAAAGGGACATTGACATGTTTTATGATGTTGTCCTTAATACTCCTTCCTTTCAATTGGACCCAAGCACAACTGGATTCCGGCTTCCATGTGGTGCAAACTTTGAATCATTAGCGCATCCTGATATTGTCCTTCGTGGTCGAGATTTTCTTGTGCCAGGCTTGATTTTAACTGGGTCACTATGTGTTCTAGCTGGCGGTGGTGGAGCAGGAAAGTCTTCTCTCTGCGGGCATATTGCTGCTAGGGTTTCGCAGGGTAAACGGGTATTTGGACTTGGTCCACAGGATTACACAGGACCAGTACCCCGAGGAAATGTGATATGGGTGTCTCGGGAGGAAGGGGTTGAAACTGAGTTGCTGCCCAGACTTATTAGTGAAGGCGCAGCATTAGAGCGAATCTTTGTCCTGCGGGACGGGATGATTGACCTGGATGATCCGGATTCCGTACGAGCACTTTTATCCGCCAGAAAACCCAAACTAGTTATTCTGGATCCATTGACGAGCTATCTCGGTGGAGACGAAAACAATAACAAGGAAATCAGAAAAACTTTGGAGCAATTGCTTCAGATTACGCATGAGTTACAACTAAACACTGCGTATATTGGCCTTGTTCACATTAACAAGCCATCTCGGGAAAAGAAGAAAAATAATGCTCCACCCAATGTTACAAATGTATTGGGGTCTGTAGGCATTCCTAATCTTTCCCGTTCTACCTTGATGGTTAATCCATCTGAGAATGGGTACCGTGAGATGCGGATTGTCAAGGCAAATTTCCGGGCAAATCGTGGAATTATGAGATTCAATGTTACATCTATGGATGTATCTGAAGCACAACGCAGAATCGATTCTGCTAAGATAAAATTGGCTGGTGATCCTAAACGGATCTTGTCCAATTTTGCATCCGTGGAGATCCGTAGTTGGGTTTCTGAGGATAACAATGGTGAGGAAGAAGATATTTACTAGGAGGTTGACATGTCGATGGATCAGGCACGGGCGATTGCGATGAAAATGGCAGAATCTGCACCAGGTGGTGTGGAAAAGATTAAGGTTGCTAAAGCAATCAAGGATGCTCTTGGACTTGGAGACTGGGCATCTCCGTTTGGGTACATCAAAAAGATTGAGGAAGAAGGGAAGATTCACAGCAAAGACTTTGTGTATTTCGGCCCCAAGCCTACTTACCAGCCTGGCGGAGGTGGATCGTACAACGCTCCTCCTGTGGATCCCGAGGTGTTGGCTAAGGCCAAGGCTGATGTTCTTGCACAACTTGAACAAGTGCCAGGAAATCAGATGTTCAAAGATCTGTTCACAAGGACGGTAGAAACCAGGAATGCGTACAACCAAGCTATCCAGTCGTTAAAAGCCGATGGAAGGATTGTGTTCTTCAAGAATACAGAACAAGACGCTTGGATGATTTCCCTTAGGAAAGTGCGGGTAACGCCTCCATCCAGTGATCCGGTGGATCCTACCAGTCCTCCTAAAAAAGGTTTTCCACAAACCGAAGAATTGCCTTTTTAGTATGCTATAGTGAAAATGTAGATTGGAATTAATCCAGTCTGCACTGGAGCAATCGTCTAACACTAAGACAATCCTCCAAACAGGGTAAATAGAGGATGGCACCCTCTTTGCTCCACTTACCCACTCAGGCTTAAATCCTTTAGGATCAACAAGCGTGAACTACTGAGTGGGTATCTTATTACGCTGGGGTAGGAGGGGATGTTTTAGCACTTTCCTGTCACTCCACATGCTGCTGCTGAAGGCGAAGTGCGTCAAACAGCAGCTCCCCAGCGCAATGATCTTACCGTAGGACCGGTAGAATGAAGGCCTAGTCTTGGAAACAAGCTAGGCTTTTATTTTTTCTGGAGATTGTATGAACTTCGCAGATCAACCAAAATGGCATAGGTACGATGTGTCAGCGAGTTTGACTATATCTTTGTTGAAAGCTTTGGAATCGTACTACCAGGAGGCAGGAGTTCCATTAACGATAAAATCGACAACAGGAGGAAGTGTTGATGACATTTCCGGGCATGACGCTGTGTTCATGGACAAAGATGTTTCCTATTCTGTCCAAGTGTCTGTTCGGCCAACATACCATTCTCAGTATCGTGACCTGCTGTGGGAACGCTGGGAGTATCCGAACGATGTGAAGGTTCCTGGTCGGAGTCAGCATTACCAGTTTGACTGGTGGTATCACTTCGTCAAGGAAGCCGGTGACAACAAGGAGTTTACCTTTTATGGCATCCCACGACAGCAGCTTTTGGGCATTGTATCGATGGCTGACAAATTCGGACCCATGCAAGGAACATGCACACAAAAATTTGTGCATGCAAAACCTGGAGATCCAGCCAAAGACTTATACTGCATCAACCCAACCAAAATCTTTGCTTTATTTGGCAGGGTATCAATCCAGTGATAGTGTAAACAATGGAGGAAGTGATGTTTCATGCGGCATCAGTTGGTGTGGTTCCTACAAATTTCACGCTAGTGACCAATCATTCTCAGTTAATGTCTGTCCAATCTGCGCTACAAGGCGTGGATTTGTTGGCGTTGGACACGGAGACAACGGGACTACAGCCATTTCACACAAGCCGGATGAGGCTGTTAAGCCTGTGCGTAGACGGAGAAAATCCGTGGGTGATTGATTGTGACCAGGTGGATCCATCCAGTCTCATTCAGTCCCTAAGGCGCAAAGTGATAGTCGCCCACAACTGGGCATTTGATGCACCATTCCTGATTCAATATGGATTTGACTTTGCAGCAAATTCACTGAGGGATACCTTCATTGGAAGCTTCCTGCTGAATTGCGGATTCGGTGTATCAAACTCCTTGGGATCGGTCTTGTATGACCGAATGGGTATCAAAGTAGACAAAGTTCTCCAGAAGTCGGATTGGTCAGGAGAACTTTCCTTGGCGCAACTAGAGTATGCCGCTAAGGATACGGCTGTCTTATTAGATCTCCACAGGATTCTGTATAGAGAGATTGCCAAGAATAATCTTAGGACCATTTGGAGGCTGGAACACAAAGTTCTCAAGGCTACCATCTGGATGAGGCTGAACGGAGTAAATGTTGACCAAAATAAATGGATCTCTTTGTACAATGCAGCAGTCAAGCGCAGGACTCGATTGAATTCTGAATTACAGGAAATGGTTCCTCCCAGGACATTTATCAACACACCATGGAATTGGAGAAAGCACTGGGATATTAAGGCTGCTGCCAGTCGGATTGGTTTGACATTGAAGTCTACCAGCAAAGATGAATTGTGTATGCACACAGACAATGATTTTGTGTCCAAGATCATGGAGTGGCGTAAGGCAGACCAGATCATCAAGACTTTTGGACCAGAATGGTTGGCACATATTGGAGCGGATGCCAAAGTCCATGCTGAGTTTATGCAATGTAGACCAGAGACCGGAAGGTTTTCCTGTAATTCTCCTAATCTGCAACAGATTCCTAGAGGCAGTCATAGGAAGGCGTTTGTTGCCCCTGTAGGCTTCTCAATTGTCAAAGCCGACTATTCGGCCATTGAGTTGAGAATGATTGCCTGGGTGGCAAAAGAAACAAATATGCAAGAGGCATTTCGTAATGGTGTGGATCTGCATACCAAGACGGCCAAGGATGTCCTCGGGAAAGATCGTCCCACCAAGGAGGATCGCACCCTAGCGAAAGCATTGAACTTTGGTTTGATCTATGGCTGTGGAGCAAAAACGCTGCGGACAACGCTGGCAAAGAACTGGGGTATACTGCTTCCATTGGAAGACTTGCAAGAGATGCGCAAGCAGTTTTTCCAGACCTACCCAGGCCTAAAGCGATATCATGCAAAAATGAAACAACCTGGTAAATTAATTTTTCGGACCAAATGGGGTAGGACACGGGGAGGCATGGGGCCTAAGCTGAAGCTGGACCGTTGGGGAAAATGGAAGTGGCAGGAGCAGTTCACCAAGAAGTGCAATACTCCGATTCAATCCAATTCCGCAGATGGTATGAAGAAAGCTTTGTCTGAGGTGTGGAGCAAGAGGAACGATTGGCCTGAGATGACTATGCTCATGCCTGTTCACGATGAAATTGTCCTTATGTGCCCTACGGTTCAGGCTGATAGCGTAGCAGAGTGGCTAAAAACAATTATGGTGAATGCAATGCAACCATTATTGGGAACTGTCCCTTGCGAAGTGGAAGCAGGTGTGGGAAAATCATGGGGTGGTTAACACAGCACATTTATAACAAGCCCATTAAAGAAGATTGGGACTTGTTTGTGGTCGTCATGGACAGAGTGAAATCGTATTTGTCCACCGCAAATATTGAAGGCAATGTTGAGGATGTCTATGACAGGATGTTTGACAGTGTCATGGACAAGATGCTGGGAAGCAATAGTTGGTATTTTGAATCGACTATTCCAGTTTTAGTTATGGAGGAAATGAAGAAAATACCAAGTTCTAATTTGGAGTTTCAAGTATCCAGAAATCGGTGGAAGAATTTAAAAGCAAATGATCATATATCTGGAATAGATCGTGTAAAAGATTTGGTGATGGACTCTGGTATCCTAACGCCAATTGAAGGCTATATAATGGTGTGTAGATATGTGTATGGATTCACGCTTAAAGCAATTGCGGAGGCTATAGGCGAGGATTCGTATTTTGTACACGACGCATTGGATGCTATTGCGGACAAATTGATTTTGGAAATGAGCGAGCGAGTTGATGTGTACGGAGGAACTCCGCAGAAGCAAGTATGCGAGGCCCCTACCATCAAATTTGATGCACGATACATTCCTGGTGGACATAGGAGGGCACGATGAAGCTTGAATCAACGAACCAGTCCAGCCTTTCCATGGGTATGGTCGGGAATAGCTTATTCCTCGATGTTCCAGGGCCTGAATGGTTCGTGGCGAAGATCACGAAAAGTGTTGCAATCAAGGTTCAAACATCGACTGGGCAGTATGATGCTGTGGCTCATGCGTGGGAACAACAGGAGCCTACCAAGGAAGGTGTGAAGTACCAGGATGCTTCTATTGGGCTTGATGGTACGGTGGAGTCTACCGCATCAACCTCAGGTATTCCGCCAGCAATGATCAATCCTGCGTTTGCTTTGATTCCTGCCACTAAGGTGGCAGACAATACTTTTGTGTACATGCGCAAGCGA